CAATAAAGGGAGTAATCGCAAGCATGTTATTCGCCTGTTTGTGGGGCGTTCATCTTTTCCATTAAGTCTTTTAGTTCTCTAACTTTTTCGCCTGTCATCGTTTCAAAATTCGTGATTGCATCATTGAGGTCAATGCTCAAAGATTTTGCGGTCGGATACGCAAGGGTTAGTGTGCCAGCTAACTGTTCACCATCGAATAGAAGAACAGTAATATCAGTGGCATTGGCGGCCAGTCCAAGCCCGTTCGCATGGATTCTAGGAACGGGCGCGCGCAGAAAGGCCTGCAACTGTCGTTGCTGCGGGGATATAGGCTGCCTTGCTACCGTTGGCCCAGGATTGCCCCTGGCTGAGGTTTGATCAGTCATTCATTCTCCCATCGGCCAGCAGCAGCCTTACGCGCGATTTCTTTTCGACGACTTGTGGAAAGACATTCCGCGTGAGCTTTCGCGCCTGCCTTTCCGCTGCGGATGCGTCCGGATTTTGAATGTTCGGCGATTTCGCCCGTCGCGAACTCAGCGATCATAATGGCCGCGCCGATAACATCGGCCGGCCTGCGCTCGCCTCGCGGACCCGTCGGCATTGTATCTCCCCAAGCGACGCAACCATACTCTAAAAGTGTATATAGTGCCAATATGGCGCTTTCGACACCTTTAAGATAGGCGCTAAATATCGGAGGAATCCGTGGTTTTTCGGGGTCTCACCTATGCCAAGGCACCTATACTGTTGAGTCAGTCGCACTATGACAAACGATACCCCGACAAGCCTGCGAATGGAATTTGGCTACCATCAAGCCCCGTCAGGCCCGATTAGGTGGCCTACACGCTGATCGCTCCCCCTAGACAGGTAAACGTTACATTAAAGACAGTAAGGCCGTACGCGAGGTGACGCGCCAATTGCGTGAGGAAATTGTATATGATCGAGAATGGGCACCTTTCATAGAACATCGGGTCCGCGAAGGATTGAGTGCACCTGAAGTCTTACAGTCGCTCGCAAACGCCAAGTTCGACGTTTATCTCCGGCGTCGGAATTACCAAAAAATGCGCAATCGCTACGCCTGCATCGCGAAGCACGACATATATCTTGCGCTTCCCAAGCGATGCCGGATAGCGATCGTTGTCAACACAAACAACCAGCTGTTTTGCCTGCGGTTTTGCCATCGTTTTCAGTCTCGACTTGTGAAATCTCGCCGAGAATCTCGAATTTCATGCATTGATCGTGTCGAGGCTACGCGCTTTCGTCAATGGCGCAGCACGATTTAGACCGCCATCTGCGGCGGCGGCACATAGGGAAAGCCGCGGAAGTTCGCCAGATTGTTGAACTTGCTCTGACACGTGCCCGGCGTGTGATCGCAGCCGTAATAGACGGTGAAGCCGTCGCCGGGCGCCGGCACGCTTTGCAGCGGATAGCCGAGCGTGAGCGACGTGCCGGCTGCCACCGCGTTCACATTTGCCGTCACGCCGACATTGACGCCGGACGTAAACGTGATCGAGCCCTGCTGGAAGTTCGTACTGGCGCCCGACCAATTGATGACCGATGCGCTCGAGCCGGCGCCCACAATGCCGTTGGTGCCAAAGGCATTCTTAATGAGCGTGCAACCGGAATCGTACAGCGTGTGCAGACAGGTCGGCTGATAGATGTTGCGCGGCATGTCGATATCGAGAAGGACAAGATCGGAATTCACCGTGAGCTTGGCGCTGGTCCGGCCGATCTGATCCACGGTGCCGAGCCGGCCTTTGAATAAGGTCACCGCGCCGACGGCAGTGCCGCCGATGCGATCGGAGAAGAACACGCGGTCGCGCTCGATTTCGCAACCGTCGAATGTCCCATCGCGCAGGGCCTGAAGAAAGGGAGCGCCGCCGGTTATGGTGTCGGTGGACAGCGCCGCGACGGTGATCTGCTGCTGATCGACTTCCAGCCCGACGGAGGCTTTGTATTTGAGCCCATCGATCAGGATGGAATTCGCCAAGTAAGTGTTGCCGTCAAATACAAACGTGACGTCGCTATTCGTGTAGCACAGGATCAATCCCGACCGCAGCGTGAACACGAACGCATCGGCCATCACCAACTGGCTGTCGTTAGCGTCCCGCACCTGGTTGAGGAAGCTTATCAGTGTCGAGGATGCGGGTTTCATTTTCATCTCCGCGCTGAGCAGTTAATCCTGGCCCGCCCGGTGGATACAGCTATGGAGCCGCAACCGAGATGCTTTGCTCGTCGGCGTCGGTCTAGGCGGATAGGTTGGCGAAAGGGGCTTAAAAGCCTGAGACAGCGACCACGTGGCGCTGCAGGATTACTTACGAACGAGGAGATAGCTAAACCGCGTTTTGGACGCGACGACCTCGCCGCGATTCAGCAATCGAGGCGTAAATTGCGCGACCAGAGACAGCCCCTGCGCCGCCGCAGCCTTTACGAATTCGTCAGGCTCGATCCACAAATGTGGTTTTCTCGCGCGCGCGGTCCACTCGCCGGCAAACGCCGCGCGGGCGAGATACCACAGCACGCCAGCGGCTGCGGATGGCCCGTGGTGCTTAAGATTGGACGCAACAATGCGGGCGACGCTCGGCCTATTTTTGAGCCACGGTTCGAGGACGAAAGGCATATCGCCGACAAAGACCGGAGCGCCCTGCTTGGCAATGCGCCCAATCTCATGAAGCGACGCGTCAAGCGGCGGCGCCATATGCAGGCAACTGTTCGACACCACGTAATCGGCGCTTCGATCGGGCAGACCCGTTCGTTGCGCGGTCGCCTGCTGAAACTTGCCAAAGGCACCACGCACCGCGTTGAGCTTCGCCGCCTCTTCCGCGGTCGCGGCGGTGCCGACACAGCGGAGCGCCGGCGCACGCCGGCTGGCTTTCTCGATCAGCGTACCGTCGCCGCAACCGATGTCGACGAGAAGACCAGCCACAGGCTTGACCAGGTCGAGAATGAATTCAGCGGCAAGGTCTGTCTCGGCGGGATTGAAATCTCGCGCCGCCATTGCGCGGATATCTCCCATCAATGCCCGCTGGCGGTATTCCTCGATGGCAGAGAACTGCGAAAGGTCCATGGCGCCAGCCTAGCACAACCCCGCATTGCGCTGCCAGCCTCGCGCGCGTGGCAGAGTCTCACGTCACATAAGTTATGACGACGATGCCTTGCGCGCCGGCGCCGCCCGTTCCGGTATCGCCGGCCGCACCGCCGCCGCCGCCGTAGAGGCCGCCGCCGCCGCCATTGATCGCGCTGGCGCCGTAATAACCGCCGCCGCCGCCGCCGCCGCCTGGACCGGCATTACCGCCAGGGGTGGCTGTCCAGTTCAATCCAGCGCCGCCCACGCCGCCCACCGCGCCCGCGCCATGGAAAACAGAGTTGGCGACCGCACCACCACCACCGCCGCCGCCGTTGCTGGCGCTGTTCGAGCCAGCGCCGCCGGAACTTGTGGCAACCGTTGCGCCGGCGCCGCCACCGTTACCGACAAAATTATTGCCGCCATTGCCACCGGCACCGTTGGTTCCGGTACCGCCCGCCGAGCCGCCGTCCGAGCCACCACCACCGCCGGCGCCGCCGGACAAGGTCGTCGTGTAAGTGTTGCCGCCAGCACCGCCTGCGCCATTCGGTCCCGCGGCGCCGCCGCCGCCCGCGCCGAGGCTCGCGCTACCATCTTTACGTTCGCCGCCAGCGCCGCCCGAATACTTGGTCGTGCCGACGCTCGCTGACGCCGAGCCACCGGCCGCCGAGCCGCCGTTGACAGCCGCGCCGCCGGCGCCGCCCTTGGCCAAGACGCCTTGCGCCGTGCTAGTCGGTGCCGCGTTCGTCCCGGTGATGTTGAACCAGGTGTCGCCGCCAGTGCTGCCCGACGTCGGGCCGGTCCCCGAGCCGCCAGCACCGCCGGCGCCGATATTGTAATAAACCGTAGCCCCCGACGTGAGACTTGGGCCGGCGCTCTTCACATAAGCGGCGCCGCCGCCGGGCTCGCCGCTGCCGTGAGGATCATCGGCGCCCGCGCCACCGCCGCCGCCGCCGATGCACTCGATGGAAATGACCGACGCCAAGTTGCTCGGCACCGTCCAGCTGGTGCCGGAGGACAGAAAGGCGACGACCGATTGAGGGCCCGCCGCCGGCGTCGAATTCGCCTTGATACTGCGAAACTTCATCGAGTCGAGCTTCCACAGGCTCGACATGAACTCCTCGAAATCCATCTGATCGTCGAGAAAGCGGCACTGGAACGCGAAAGTGAAATCCGCCGTGATGACGACGCCGGCGCCCGGCGCCGTATAAAATCCAAGCGAGTTGGGCGGCGTGAAAACGTAGCTGCCGCTCGCTTGGGCGACGCCGTTCAAATAGACGTTCGTGACCGAAGCGACCCAACCCACCGGCTCGTTAAAGCCGCCGAGCGTACGACCCATGACGAACGAGAGTGTCACACCATTCCCGACGCCGATATTCTGGCCGGCGACCGAATTATCATCCGGATCGGTATAGAGAAAGACTCCGGCCTGGCCCTGCAGCTGCAGGAAAAAGCCCATGAGGCTTTGCAGGCTCGACGCGCCCAGACTGGCAAAAGCGGCAGTCGAGGACGACGCCAGGCCATTGTACACCCCCTGGAACTCATAAAGCGGATAGTTCATCAGCGCGACGCGCACCTCGCGGCCGGAAACATGGGACGCAACGCGCGTCGAAAATCCCGGCTTCTTGTGCCGCGACCAGGCAAGCCCCGGCAGGCTCGGCAGTGCCGGCGGCGTCACGAGCGCACCGTCCGCAGTTGGAGCGATTGCAGAGCGTAGAGTTGCGACATGAATTCCTCGACATCGAGATCGTCGTCTTGGAAGCGGCAAAGGAAGTACCAGGCGAAATCGGCGGCCACGGCGACGCCCGGGTTGGGAGCCGCCGCGAACGTGACTGCCGGCGCCAGCGGCGTGTTATCGATCGTATACCCGGCGTTTTGCACTATGCCGTTTAAGGAAATCGCCGACACCGTGGCCACGCCGGCCGGCGATAATGAGGCGCCGCCGATCGAAACGGTGAATGGAAATGTCGTGGTCGCGCCGTCGCCGGTGCCGATAGGTTGTGTGGCGACCGGTGAAAGGGCGGGCGGCGCGAAATAGAATGATGCACCCTCGCCTGCGCACTGCGCGAAAAAACCGACGATCTCCTGCAGTTCGGCATCCGGCGACGCCATGCGCAGCAAATCGTAGTTCAACTCGACCAGCCACAGCGGCGACGACGCCTTGGCGGCTCGCACCTCGCGACCGGAAGCATGCAACGCCGTTCCGGTGGCAAAGCGCGGTGAAAGCTGGATCGACCAGCCTTGCGTCGGAACCGATGGGAAGACCGAATAAGGTCCCGGCAGCGGCGGTTGGTCGGGAACGGACGGCGCGACGAACGGTCCTTTGCCGTTAAGCCAAAAGCCGCACGACCAAACTCCGGCGTCGCTCCAGGTCCCGCCCTGCATCGGAAATGTCGGAAACGGACGGGCATCCCAATTCCACGCCGACATGAATGCAGACTGCACCATGGGCACGCCGCTTGCGGAGGTCGCGTTGTTGCCGTCGGTCACCCAATATTCGTAGATCGCTTGCAGCGCCAGCGTCGGCAGGATGTCGTCGCGACGCGGCGCGAAACCGCCGGCCGCGTTGGCGTTCGGGTCCCAGATCGACCAGAACGCCGTGCTGCTAGCGCTGCTCGCCGGATCGAAGAACACGTTGGGTTGGTTGGTGGCGCGGTCGCAGGACGCAAAACCATATTCGGCGAATGCCATCGATTTCGATTGGGCATTCCATTCGGTAAACGGACCGTGCGGCTGCCAACCGGTGCCATCGCCGTCGTCATAGACGGCCTGGTGGTTGTTGTTCCACCACCATCGCATTTGCTTTGGCGCAAGACTCTGTTGGTTGGACGAATAGGCATTGCGCGATTGCGTCAGCCGGTCGCCTTCGGGCAGCGACACACGAACATCGGTACCGTTCGGATCGAGCCCGATGCCGAGATTGTTGCTATCTTGATAGAACCAATTGAAATACTGCCCGCCTTCGATGTTGGCTTTCAGATAAGCGATCGAGTAGATAGTCGGCTGGCCGCTCAATCCGAGGCCGTTGAAGGTCGCCGATGTCGGCGGCCACGCGCCGCCTGGCGCCCGGTCGAGCCAATGTTGGGCATCGAGGCCGCCATCGCCGGTCGTCCAGTCGCTGAGCGGCAGATAATTGTCGAGACAGACGAGGTCGATATTGTCGTGCCCATAGAGCTGGTCGAGGTGCGGCCATTGGCCATTCTCGCCGCTGTGCTGAACGCCCATCCAGACCGACCAATCGGCCGAGTAGCTGACGAGGTTATGCAGCCCGGTCGTATCCTTGGTGAGGGAAGCGGCATCGAACACGCCCCGCACGTCGTCGGACAACTGCACAAGGCCGTTGACAAAGGGGTAGTCCCAGCTCACGCGCCCATCGCCACCGGTGGCGCCGGCTTGCGTCCACGCCGGGCCGCGCACGGTCTCCAACCCGCGCAACTCCGAGCCGAGCAAGAAAACATCGACGCCGCCGGCGAGTACGACGAGATTCGCGTAATGCAGGATCATCCGCCGATAGGTGTAATCGGTCGGCGAACCCGAATAGGTCACGGTCAGATTGGTGGGGTCGCGGGCAAACTGCGAGGCGGCGGCCACGCCGAGAAACGCGTTGACCGCATTCGTCGCCGCTGTGGAAAGATCCGGCGCAAAAGTGATGTCGCCCCGCCAAGGCAAGCCCGCGCATGTCATGAGCAAAAACGGATAGAACACGACGCGCAAGCCGCGCGCTTTCAGATCCTGAATACAGCGCACCACCGATTGATCCGACAGCGTGCCGCCATAGATCGCCGACCCGCCAGCCGTTGGAATGGCTAGAAGGCCGGCAGAGCTTTGCGTCAGCGAGGAAACGCGCCAGCTGTCCGCTACCCAGACGCCGCCGGTATATTTCTCGAATGTGCCGCCGATGAAGGTCGTCGACGGATAGATTTGGCAGGTTGCGGCATCGATCGAGTTGCCGAACCAGGCAACGACGACGGCGACGGTCTCGCAATCGGGAAATTGCGCCTGCAATTGATCGAGCGAATAGTCGCAATCGGTCTTGGTGCCGCTTGGATTGTAATTGAGGTTGAGTTGGGTGTAGCCGGTCACGCCGGCGCGCTGGCCCTGATAAGGCACGCTGTCGTAAGTCCACTCGCCGGTCGCCGGCAAGAGATTGACGCCGCGGAGATAGCTCATCGCTATCGATTGACCGCCCGCAGGCCAAGATGGGCGCCGCGCTTCACCGCGTCGTTGATCGCGCGCAGCATGTGCTTGGAATTATCGTTGAAGAAGCGCGCCACGCTTTGCGAATCGAGCGCCGACACGTTGATGCTCACGGGCGCATGGACCTGCGTGCCCATTCTCGCGCCGGTATAGGGACCTGTGCCGCGCGCTGCCGGGATGATGGTTTCGCCGGGATGGATGAGCGCCAAGCCGCCGCGCACGACGTAATCGGTGCCGGCCTCGTAGATCGCCGCGGCGGATACCGTAGCCTGCGCCGCCGCCGCGGGCCCAGCCGCCGCCGGTCCCATGGTCGGCGCCAGGAACGCGAACACCCCGGCAAAGGCTTGCGCAGCGTCATTGATGATGGTGCGCGTTGCATTTGCGGCATTGGCAAGAAGACCGGCGCTCGATGCGGTTTGTTCCGCGGCCGCGCTGGCTGCTGCGCTGGTCGTGGTCGCCGTAGTCTTCGCCACCTCCGCGGCGGCCCACTTCACCACCATCTGCTCGGCCATTTCGATGAATTTGATGGTCAGATCCTCGAACATTTTGATCGTGGCCTTGTGCCAGCTCGTTGTCCCCTCCAGGAGACCGCGAAGCTGCGAATTGAAGGCGCCGGTCACGGTCGACAGATACCCGGTCCACAGCGCTTGCTGCGCGGCGATGGACTGCTCGTCGAGGCGCACCAGCTCGGCATCGCCTTTCGCCGCGATATTCCTTATCTGGCCGGTGATGTTGTCGTATTGTTGGGTGCCCTGTGCCCACAGGCTCTGCTTCTGCTTGAGAAGATCAAGCTCGGCCTTGTATTCGTCGGCCGTTTCAGCTTCGAGCAGCGCGAATTTCTGATCCTGGGTGATCTTGAATTGGCTCACCTCGCCGTCGAGCAGCGTTTTTTGCTCGCCGAGTTGGATGTGGAGAAGCTCGATCCCAGTCCTGGCGTCTCGTGCCGCCGCGCCAATGGAGCTAAGGCTTTTGGCGCATTGATTGATTTGACCGACCGGCAAAGCCGCGGTGAAGGCAGCATTCAACTGACCGAGATTGCCGCTCATTCCGCTGACAGTCGCGGTCAACCCGGCAAGCGCGCCGCGGATGTCGGCAATTCCGGCGAGGACCTCGTCGGTCGAAGCGCTGAAGCTGATTTCGACATTATTATCGTCAGCCATCCCAATTGCCTCCGGCCCGCCTGCAGCTCTTGATTGTATAGCCGGCGCCAACTTAGCGGCGGGAACGAATGCCGCCGGACGCCCATACGAGGGAGTCCGGTAGTTATTTGATCGTGCCGCCCGGAAACATGCCAATCAGTTCGCGATAATCCTTCGACGCGCGCGCCCGCGGCTTGTAGCCGAAATAAGCCGCCACCATCTTGCGCAGCGGCGGCGCGTCCGCCCAGGCGCGATGCAGGTCCTCAAGGAACGGCACGTCGACCTGATCGAGCACTTGCTCGCGCGTCCAGTGCAGCTCGATCACGAGGTCGGCGACGAGCGCGCGCCAATCGACGTCGCCGAAGCGCTCGCCGCCAATGCCGGCGTCCCCATCGCGCCCGCGCGATGGGGTTCCAATTCCCCCGATAACGGCTCCTCCCCGGAACCGTCCACTTTTCTGCCGCCAGCCTGCTCGATCACCACCGGAAGCGCCGCCACCAATTCCGCAATGGTGATCGGCAAGTCGAAGAATTCGTCGCGCGTCAGTTTCGGATGGGCGCGGCGCAGCCCGTGCCACAGCACCTCGGCCAACGGCGCCAGCCGCTCGCCGGAAAGATTCTCGGCGCCGAGCGCGGACAGCTTCGGCACATAATCGGCGATGGCAAGGATTTGCCGGAGCGAGAGCGGCGCCACGTAAAGGTCGTGGCCGGCAAGGCGCACCAAGCGCGCCGCGGCGAGATCGAGGTTTTCGGCAGGTTCTAAACTCAAGCGGACATCTCCCCTGAACGTGAGGTTTTCCACATTTGGCGACGGAATCATGGCTAACCGTGGAAGCAGTTGATTTTTAAGACTGAAACGCTATTTTCCACATCTTGGACCCGAAAGTGGTAAAACTGTGGAAATCGTTTATTTTCAAGAACTTAATGGAGATCAGCGACGCGAGGCTGTCAACACGCAGCAGCGCTACGCCGCTTATCGCGAGGCCGGAGAGCGACGCGCTGGCTATCGCGGATCGATGGGCTGGAAGAAAATTCAGGGGCGCGAATACCTGGTCCGCAGCTATTACGGCAAATCCGGCGCGCGACGGCAGACATCGCTTGGATTGCGGTCCAGGACGACCGAGGCGATCAAGCTCGAATACGATCGCGGCCGTGCCGAGGCGCAAGAACGCGTCAAGAGTCTGCAGGCCGTGATCGCCCGGCAGTCGGCCGTCAATCGCGCCCTCGGTCTGGGTCGTGTCCCATTGGCCGGGGCGAAGATCATGCGGGCCCTCGACGACGCGGCAATGCTCGGACTGGGAATACGCATACTCGGTACAAATGCAATCTACGCCTATGAAGCCGTCGCCGGCGTTCGCATCGACCCCGGCCTGACGGCGACCGACGATATCGATCTGCTGTTCGATGCCCGCCGCCGCCTAAGCTTCGTAACGCTCGACGACGTTTCCCAACCCTCGTTGCTGCGTGTCTTACAAAAAGCCGATGCCAGCTTCCGCCGCTCGGCGCGAAAATTCCAGGCGACCAACCGGGAGGGATACATCGTTGATCTCATTAGGCCATTGCGCGATCCGCCCTGGATCAAAGAAAAAGCGGGCATTGGCCCGGACGCCGAAGACCTGCTGGCAGCTGAGATCGAAGGACTGGCTTGGCATGAAAGCGCACCATCATTCGAAGCCGTCGCCACCGACGAACGAGGCGAGCCATGCCGCATCGTGACGACCGATCCGCGCGTCTGGGCGGCGCATAAATTCTGGCTATCACAGCGGAAAGATCGCGAAGCCACAAAACGCCGAAACGATGCAGCTCAGGCACATGCCGTCGGCCAGCTTGTCGCCAGATATATGCCCCACCTTCCCTACGTCTCCGACCAATTACGCATGCTGCCGAAACACGTCTTTGAAAAGGCGGAACCGCTTTTCGCCGGGCAATGAGCGTGAGCCGGTTCAATTACTCGCTCAGGCTGATGGTGCCGATATTGTTCGAGGCGTCGGCGATCGCTTGAAAATCGAACTCGGCAACGGTGAATTTCTGATTGGAGAATGGCAGCGACAGCTTCGGCGACACGCAGGCATTGAGCTTCACCACCAGGTCTTTGGCCGTGCCGTAATAGTTGAAAGTTTCCTTGAGCGCGATCTCGAACATCGGTAGCGGGCCGGCGAGCTGGTTGGCGAGGCTGATCTTGTTGCCCGAGGAAATATTATAGCTGTAATAGATCAGCACCGCAGCGCCGTTGTCGGCGGTGTTGAACGAATAAACCCCGCTCGCCACGCTGTACTGGCCCTGCGCCGGCGACGACGTGACCGGCGAAAGTTGCGCACCGCTCGAAGCGTAGAACACGCCGTAATCCTCGACGAAGGCGCCGCTGTTGGCCACGGTGACGGCGCCGGACGCCACCGTGCCGCTTTCGCCGGTGGTCATTTCCAGCATTGAGTTGGCGGTCAGCGTCTGGCCGAGGAACAGATTGTTGAATTGTGTTGCCTGAAGCCTGGCATACTTCGCCTTGCCGGTGATCTTGAACTCGCCGCCGCCGGCGGCGACGGCCATGTTGTACTGGCCGAGCAGCGTCTCGATCTTACGGTCGAAATCGATCGACACCGTGTCGAGCGTACCAAGCAGGCACGGCGGCTGGCCGCTTACGTCGGTGCGCTTGCCGATCAGCGTGCCGGAACCAAAGGCATATTGGGTCATGGATCAGATCTCCTATGTAGGGTGGGCATTGCGCCGTCCCTGTCGTGACGTTGTGTTTGAATTGCACGGGTAATGCCCACGCGGTTCTGGCCGAGTGCCTATGTGGGCAAAACCGCTCAGGTGAGAGCGTGAGCTCAATCGCCGCGACAGGCGATTATGGCCACCCTACGAGGGGCTACGGCACTAAAATCTGAAACGGAATCGCGGCGACCGCCTTGCCGTCGACGTCGCCGGTATCGACGAACACCGGCCCGAACGGATAGCAGTGCGACACCAGCCCGCCGAGCGTCTGCTTGTTGCCGTTGAGCGCATCCGCCCCGCCCGGCGCCACCGCCGCATCGATGGCATCGAGCACGGCGTTCATGGCGGTATCCGGCACATCCTCCGGATCCATCCCGGCGGAAAGATAGACGAACACATGCGCATTGATGGTGAGCGTCGGCAGGCCTTCGCTCTGCCTCCCGCGCTGCTCGCCGGTCTTGAGCATGGTCAGAAACGGCATCTGCGTTTCATTGACCTGATCCCAATGCACGAAGCGCCGGCTGGTGGCGGTGAAATCCGCAGCACCAGCGATGAGGTTGAAGAAGGCGACGGAGATTTGTTCGCGGGTGGAGGTAGGCATGGTATGGCCTTGTTCGAGCGGGCAGCTAACGAGAAGCACAAATGAATAGTTCGACGAAGGACTGGCCACCCTATGACGTTGGGCCGAGAGAATGCATGTTCGCCCTTGGAGTCGTTGGCGTTAAATATGCCCAACTCGAATTTGCACTTAGTGGCATGCTTTCGACGGTCGCGGCGATGGATCGTGATGCGACCTCGCGGTTCATATCGAAATATCGCAATAATAATACACGCCTGGATCGAATGAGACAGGGCTTGGCCGAGCGTAATTGGCCCGCGGAAATTAAGGAACGCGTGAGCTGCTTTATCGATGCATTCAAGGTTTGTGCCGATAACCGAAATTTGCTGATGCACTCAAACATTTTCTACATGAGCCGAGATGCAATAATTTTGTACAAATCCGACAACGAGGGAAAAACAATCTCGTGCAACCCGACCTTGGCGGAAGTGCGTCAGGCGGCTGACGATATGAACACCTATTTTGACTATGGACTGGCTCTCTCAAAGGCAATCAATTTCAATTTAATTGCACCCGGAACAATCCCGTCGCCTTTTCCGTGGCCGGATGCACCTGCCGCTCCACGGAGCCTGGAATACATGGGAGGTCCTCAACCAGTCCGAGGTATGTACCAAGATAACAAGCCCTCTTGAAAAATCGCGATCGCCGGCGGGGTTACCCGCGCGGCGAAGGCTTGCTTGCCGCTGAGGACAAAGGCGAGCGTCTCGCGCCGATCCGCGAACTCTCCTAAGCGCTACACCGGCTCCCAGGAAACCACATCGCTGCGTTCGCCGGTCTGCAAAAAATAAATAGCTATTTGCTTTAGCTCTTCAAAGCTCACGATATTTCGCGCCGGCACTGGCGTAAGTGTATTGCCAGTAAGAAACTCAACGTCTCCACTGGTCATATGCGGTCGAGGAGGAACAGCCACGAGATACGGCGGTTCACCGTCGCTACGGCTATATTGGACGCAGCCAACCTCGCCGCCAATCCCAACCATGATTTCATATCCGTTGGCGCCGGACAAACGGATGAAGAAAGGCGGTTTGTTTCGACGCCAATTCAGCAATTCTTCGAGTTTACCGCTTTCGGCGATGACGGTTCCATTCATCGGATCAGAATCATCTTGTTGGTTGGCGTACTGAACCTTCATGGAACGATACCCCTAAATTGAATGACCGTTTGATCTGGAAGCACCACGTTTAGTGTAGCGCCGGGCGGCAGCATTCTTGGCAGCCAACGTGTACAGCTTCCACATATTTTTGGGTTGTTGATGTACAGAGTACCTTCAGATATCCCTTCTTGTCGCATCAATGCCGCAGCATGTCCTTCGACATGCGACTTGGTAATGAGGTCAAAGCCAGAACTCCCGTCGGGCATATCTGCTGCCGGCCCATCGTATCCGCTCTGCAATTCCACAGGCGGCAAATCTTGAGCCTGGAAGATGCCGGAGGTTTTGCCGCCAGTGAATGGTGCAAGCTCCGGCCGCAATCCGCCCGGAAATGGAAGCTCCCCTTGGGATTCGCTGGGGCGCGGGGTTGTTTCGCCTCCGTCACCGCCACCACCGCCCTCGGAATCGGGGGAAATTTTCCAGGGATTGTGAGGGTCTGGCCTGACTGCGACTTGGATATCCTGACCTTCGGGATGAGCGACCGGTGCGAACCATGCACGGTTAGGAGGTGTGCCTGTGCGTGGATGTTGGGCCGGATTCCAATCTTTAAGTAACCAGCTCCGAGCAAGCTCTCGAGCGCGGCGCGCGATCTGGTCGGGATTTTCCCACCCCTTCGCCAGCGAAGGCGGATCGGGAAACTGCATTTGCACGGCAGCAATCGCCGCCATCGCGACATCGCCGCGACTAAGCGCACGCGCGATGAGCGCCATGGCGTTGGCTTTGGCCGCGACGTCGACCGGAAGCCGGTAACAAGCCGTCAGCTCGTCGTTGAGTTCGGCAGTAGGGCGCGGAGTCCAGGAACCATCGATCTGCTTGAGCAATGGAATGTGGCCGATAAAGACGCCTTGCGCGTCGCATGATACACGCTCGACGTTCCGATCGGCCGAAACAGAAAAGGCGCGCAATCCCGGTATCGCGAACATGCGATCAGGCTCCATTGGCTATTTGGATTTAGAGTGACGAGCGACTGCGATGGCTGAACAGCACTCGCCTATTGCATCGCTCCCACAACCGCCTCGCTCAGCCCGTCCCTGATCTCATCCGCCATCTCGGCGAGCGAGGAGCGCATATAAGAGCGTTCCGGCATCGTGATCGCCGGCAGGTTGACGCGCACGGCAAAGGCTTGCTTGCCGCCGACGACGAAGGCGAGCGCCTTGGCTCTGTCCGGCACAATCTGGTGCGGCGGGATGACGCCGCCGAATTCGTGGATCGCCGCGTATTGAATGTCGCCGGTGGTGATGCTCACGGAAACGTTTGCTGAGGAGTCATCCACCGTAGTGGCGATCGAGCGCGCAAGCGCGCCGCTTTTCTGGTTGAGCACCGCGCCGGCGAGCTTTTGCTGGATCTTCGCCTGCAACGCGGCGGCGAGCGCATTGGCTTTCGCCGATAACGCATCGCGGATACGCTCGGGCATGGCGGCGAGCGCCGCCGAGGCGCTATCGCGCAGCGAGAGCTGGATCATTCAGGCCACCACGCTGCGGTACGGATCGAGCGACGCGCGGATGAAATCCGGCATGTCTTTGAGGCTGTAGGACGAGGTCATCTGGCCGGATACGGTCTGCGCGCTCTGGCCGACCCGGGTGCGGTAGCGATAGCGCTCGGCCACCCATTCGATGCAGGCATTGTTGATGGCCGCCGGGATAAAACCGTAGGAAATCAGTACATTGGCGCCAGTATCGGCCGCGGCGAAGCTATAGACGCCGCCCGATACATTATACTGGCCCGCAGCGGGGGCGCCGGATACCGCGGTCAAGGCCGCGCCGCCGGCGTAAACAACCCCGGAATCGCTCGCCCAGGGCCCGAACGGCGTGGCGGCCGTGACATTATAGGGGCCCGGCGCGGCGGGAACCGTCGCGCTCTCGCCGGTG